AAGACAAGAGCAAGCAGAAGAATCGGAAAAACAGTAAAGGAGTTAACGATGGAAGACACACAAGCAATTCCGCTTGAGAAGTTAGTGAAGACCTATATCAAGATCAATCAGGTCCGATCCGAAATCAAGGCGCGATGGGAAGAAGAGGACAAAGCTCTCAAGGCAAAGGTCGATGCCATCAAGGGTGCTCTCTTGCAGCACTGCAAGGACCATGAAGTAGAATCCGTCCGCACTAACGAGGGCACGTTTTTTCGCACGGTTAAGACGCAGTACTGGACCAGCGATTGGGACTCAATGAATCGATTCATTCTTGAGAACGGCATTCCTGACATTTTGGAAAAACGTATTCATCAAGGCAACATGAAGTCATGGCTTGATCAGCATCCCGAAACCCTGCCCCCCGGGCTTAACATCACTCAGGAGTATTCCGTGACTGTAAGGAGGAAATAATGAACGAGTTAATTACCATCGACGCCCTAGCCAAAAAGCTGAGCGTATCAATCTCAACTGTTCGATCATGGGTTCGGCAGGGCTATATCCCAAAGGATACCTATGTGCAGATTGCTAAGACGTACCGGTTCGATTACGACCGTGTAATAGAAGCGTTGAGGCAGCGTAATAAAGATGACCCACCGACCCCGGCTGAAATGGTAAAGACTGCACAGCTTGAGTTGGACCTCGTTGTACACCCCGATAAAGATCTTTGAAAGGAACTCACATGTCTGAAATGACTTTGTTTGGTAAAAAATCGACCGGCGTTTCCTCCAAGTTTTCCGGTTTGCAAAGCTCTGTGGCTTCGACCCTGACGGGTGGTGGGCAGGGTAACCGTCGAATCTCGATCAAAGGCGGGGTGTTCCGTGAGATCGTGGGTGGCAAAGAAGTCCGTACAAACGACGACCGGTCAATGAATGTCGTCATCATCAAGGCGGCTGCTGTGTCGCGGATGTACTTTGGTGGGGCCTATGTGGAGGGCGAGACTTCCAAGCCTACCTGCTGGTCAAACGATAGTAACACCCCCGCCAAAGAAGTTCCGGAAGCGCAGCGTCAGTCTGCTCGTTGCAAGGGATGTAAGCAAGATATCAAGGGCAGCGGTCAGAACGATAGCCGTGCTTGTAAGTTCCAGCAGCGGGTAGCGGTCATGCTGGAGGGTGATATTGCTTCGCGTAATGTGTATCAGATGATCATGCCTGCGACCTCCGTGTTCGGTGATGCAGAGAATGGCAAGATGCCCCTGCAAGCATATGCTCGTCACTGCGATGCGCACAACACGGTGGTTGAGTCAATCATTACCGAGATGCGGTTTGATACGGCGAGTCCGACACCGAAGCTTGTCTTCAAGCCCGTGCGTGAGTTGACGGACGACGAGGCGGACGTGGTGCTGGAGATGGTGGACCATCCGGATACGATCAAAGCCGTGACGCTCAATGTCTCGCAGACGGATGGTGTGATCCCTGCACCTAAGCTGGCAGCTCCGGCACCAAAAGCGGAAGCCAAAGAACCTGAAGTTGAGCCGGAAGTTAAAAAAGCAGCTAAGAAACCCGCACCTGTGGTTGAAGAAAAACCAGCCGTAGATCTCGCTGAGATTGTTGGGGAATGGGACGATTGATATGAAAAGGGGGAAAGCTTCGGCAAGTACCCCATCCCTTTAAGATCACTCCATTCACCTGAAGATCGGCGGCTATGGAAACAAAACAATTTCTTAAATCGGTCCTCGGGAGTGAAGGCTATTACTGCATCTTCGCGGCAAAGCAAAAAGGAATCATTAAGCAGAAGCTCTGCGATTCACTTGATACGGCAATTGAAATAGCTTCGGAATTCGATAGGGATGGATGGGACACCTATTTTTCCTTGGCGACGTTTCAAACCGATAAAAGTCGTGAGGCGAGTAACGCTCTTTACCTGAGATCTTTCTTTTTAGATATTGACTGTGGAGACGAGAAGCCATTCCCAACACAGGCGGACGGGTACAAAGCCCTAAGAAGTTTTTGCAAGCTGACTCAACTTCCAAAGCCTACGGTTGTTAGTTCAGGTCGAGGACTGCATGTCTACTGGATGCTAACGGAGCAGATCCCAAAAGAAGACTGGGAACGAGTTGCTTTTGCATTCAAGAAGAAGTGCCTAGACTCTGGGCTACGAATTGATCCGTCAGTACCCGCTGATGCGGCACGAGTGCTACGAGTTCCGGGGACACATCACTACAAAGAAAACCCACCTAAACCTGTCAAGGTTATTGGTGATCTTGAACCACCGATTGAATTTACGCAGTTCAAGGATTTGTTTGGAGAGATGGAGCGCCCGAAAGCGAATAAAGCTTTCAATCAGCGCAGCGAAATGATGAATACCCTGATGGGTAACTTCACAAGCAAATTCAAAAACATCCTAATCAAAACACTGGATGGTAAAGGTTGTCCACAGATCTATCATATCGCTTCAAATCAACCCGAGGTATCAGAGCCTTTGTGGAGAGCGGGGCTGTCGATTGCATCTGAATGCTCGGATGCAAGCGTTGCGATTCATAGGATTAGCAACAAGCACCCCAACTACAGCCGAGAGGAGACTGAAGAAAAAGCCGCGTTAACGAAGGGACCATACCTTTGCACAACGTTTGATGCAATCCGTGAGGGTGTATGCCCCAAGTGCCAGCATTGGGGGAAGATCAAGTCACCGATTCAGCTTGGTAAAGAATTAGAGACTGTTGAAGGCGAAACAGAAGTTGTTGTGCCGCAAGAGAGTATCGATGGAAACGTCATTGCCGAAAGAAAATACACAATCCCAGAGTATCCAGAACCCTACACCAAGGGAAAGAACGGAGGAATCTACAAAAAGCAAAAGAACAAAGAAGGAGATTATGAAGACGTTTTGGTCTACCACAATCCGCTATATGTCGTTAAACGAATCGATGATCCGGAGCGCGGAGAATCATTTTCGATGCGGCTGCACCTGCCGAGAGACGGAGTGAGGGACTTCACGCTACCGCTATCCTGCGTGGGATCTAAAGATGAGTTCCGTAAAGCCCTTGCCGAGCAGGGTGTGGCGGTTACTGACACTACGAGTCTCGCGGGGTACGTCATGCGGTGGATAAACGAATTGCAGTATAAGACTGAGGCGGTTTCTGCACGTCGGCAGTTCGGGTGGTCGGCAGATCACAAATCCTTTGCGATTGGTAGTCGGATCTATTACGCGGATCGGGATGAAGATAACCCGCCATCCGTGGCAACCAGTCAGTTTTTCCATCACTTCAACAAAAAAGGTTCGCCTGAAGTATGGAAAGAGACGATGGAGCTGTTTAACAAGCCGGGATTTGAAGCTCATCAATACATGTTTGGGCTAAGTCTCGGTGCTCCCCTCATGGAGTTCACAGCTATCAATGGAGCGGGATTTCACTTCTGGGATAAGCAGGGGGGTAAAGGTAAGACAACAGCCATGATTGCAGGTTGCTCAATCTGGGGCGATCCGGATCTCATGATGCTGAAGGAAAGCGATAGCATCTACTCAAGGATGAACCGAGCGGAAGTCTACAAGAACATCGTCATTTACATGGATGAGCTTACGAATAGTAAGCCCCTTGACTTGTCCGATCTAGCCTATTCGATACCACATGGTATGCAAAGGAATCGGATGTCCTCTCGGTCTAATCGAGAGCGAGTTCGGGGTTTGCCGTGGAAGACGTTATTCGGTAGCACAGGCAATGCAAGTGTTCGGGAAAAGATCTCCCTGATTAAAAGCTCCCCCACTGCCGAGGCCCAGAGGATCTTTGAGCATGTTGCCACAAGTATCACGTTCGATTCCAAAGAGACGACCGATGCGTTTAGCTTAGCGATCAAGAACAACTTCGGACATGCAGGACCGGTCTACATCACTCACATCATAAAAGAATTAGAGCAGTCAAAGCAGACTTTATATGATGTTCAAAAAAGGTTAGACGTTGCGGCAGGCTTTACCGCAGAGAATCGATTTTGGTCGGCAAAGGCAGCATGTGCTTTAACGGGCTTGATCATTCTCAAGAAGCTTGGGTTCATCCAGTGGGATATGGCGAACTTGTTTAGGTGGATTGTTAGCACTCTATCCACATTTAAGCAATCTGTGAAGGATATGATCTCAACATCAGAACAGACATTGGCGGACTACCTTGCTCAACATCAGAACAACATCCTTCGGATTAAGAGCGGAGATAGGAAGTCAGTTGTAGATACCATCATCCCACCCGAAGCATCGCCACGGATGCAGTTTATTGGTCGGTACGAGTACGACGTCAAGGTGCTCTATCTTCTGATCAAGCCGCTTAAGGAATGGTGTGCCCAGCAGCAGATTAGCTACACAGGTTTGATGGACGATCTAAAGAAGGGGCAGACCAAGGCGAAGCGAGAGAAGATTCGACTGGCACGGGGCACCCACATGAGCCTGCCACCCGCAGATGTGTGGACTCTAAACTGGGAGGATTTTGCGAAAGGGGATGATTTTGAAGATTCCCAAGAGGAAACCTCGTAAGAATTGGTTGAGGGCGGGGGACATCGCACCCGATGGTATAAGATTTTATGTGGATTGGGACGCACTCTTACCGGGTGCGTCTATTTTTATACCCTGCATCGATGCAGTCGAGCTTGTGAATCAGGTCCATGCGTACACAGACCTGAAGGGCTGGAAGATGGAGTACCGGACCCGGATCGAGGATGGGAAGTGGGGGGTCCGGTTTTGGAGGACGGCTTAGTCTTCGATATCTCGGTCGTATTCGGAGAGGCTCTGCATCACCTCGTTCCAATTCCTTTTGCTGATCGTGATTCCGTGATACATCGTGGCAGAGGTCTTCATGTGCTGAGTCATCGACCGTTTGATCGTATCACCCGTGATGGCGTTACCGGGATGACGGTCGTTGTAATCCTGCATAGCCTCAGTCACATCCGATAACTCATCACCATCACCCTGCCGCATCGCCATGTAGTAACGACGCAGGAGCTTGGTCTTTTCAGTACTGATTGCTTTGTCAAGCTTCTTCGCTGCGCTGTTCTCTTCCATCTGGCGGATGTACTCAGCAGGTGCGAAACCAAATGCCTGAGCTGCCACGTTCCAAGGACCCACCTCACCCGTGATCGGATCACCCCGCAGAGTCTGCGTACCTTCGGTCGAGTAGCGGATCGACTTCAGCGCGTTACCCATCGCAGACGGGAGCATCTGCTCCACACCCCGGGCCACATACCCATCACCGATGAGGGACAGACCGCGCTCCATCCGGCTGACCACACCAAACACCGGACCGCCAACCTGCTCCATAAAACTCAGGATCGCACTTTCTTGATCCTTGACGGTCGTGTCGCGGAAGAGCAGGTCCGACAAGCCAATCCGTCCACCGATCTCAAGACCACTGACCGCATTGAGCAGGCCCCCATATAAAGTCTCGCCCATCCACTTACGTGCGGCGGTATCGAAGTCATCCTCATCATCGTCCGCAAACATGTTATAGATCATGGCGGCAACGCCAAACATGGGCAGACCACGAGCCCCTGCCATCAATGCAGCCGAGGCATAAATACCAGCAATCTGTTTCTTGGCGGCTTTACGAACTTCAGGATCCTGTGCGGCGAGTGCATCCCTTGTGCCTTTGAACAGCATGTAATACATCGACACGCCGTAGTTCTTGTACATGAAGATGATCTTACCGATAGGATTCTGAGCGATACTGGGCGCAGCCTCGGCAAACGTACCCCCGTTAGTCAGCTCAACATCATAGAGAGCCTTTTGTGCAGCCTCGACTTCAGCAGCCTTACCTGTCTTCCCGGCTTTCTTAAGAGCTTTGAGGTTTAGCTCGTAGGCAGCAATGAGTGATACCTGTCGGTTCATCCGCTCGCCCTG